AACTGCTGCCACATATAGCTTAAGCTATCGCCTACTCATTTCATGCTACCATTGTATCTCTTTTGTTTTCCCATGTAAACACCACGTTTTTACCATTACTTTACCACGCCAGCTGTGCGCTCTTCATCAATCCCCCACAACAATACTGACAGCTCGTTTATGATACCTGTTACCCAGCGCCTCGGTGTGTTCTTTCCTGTGTCCAGTTCCTCTGCAATTTCCGCATAGTCCATGCCTTGCATGAAATACATTTCAAACGCTTTATACTCTACGGCTCTTCCTGCTGCCTCTCTGCGGCGCTCTATCTCTTCTACCGCTTTGTCTATATGTGCTGTCATTATCAATGTCTTAAAGCGTGTGCGTCTGATACTCTCTAAGTATGTACGCTGCTGCTCGTCCGTCATGCCCTTAAGCTCTAACTGCTGCCCGTCGCTTATTGCGTTCTCGATATGAAAAGCCATATCACGGTAACATTTCATAAGCGTAAAAGTGTTGTGGTATTTTTCTTTCTTCCGCTCCTGTTTCTCCTGTCGTTTTAGTTCCGTTATTGCAGCCTTTGCCTGTTTCTGCATCAGCTCTGTTAATTCGCTTTCATGCAGCTGTACCCAGCTTTCAGCCTCTGGCGGCATTTCTACCCCTGCCGCCGCTGTTGTCTTTGTTTCTTCCTGCTCCATGTTCTGTACCTCGCTTTCTGTTAATTAAATGGCAGCTCTTCGTCTGCTCCCTCTGGTATGTTCATAAACCCGTCACTCTCCGGCAGCTGCTGCCCTCTCGCCTCTGCCTCTGCTTTGCTCTCTCCAAATCCTACGTTATTTGCCACAACCTCTGTGTAATATACCTTACTGCCCGTGCGCTGGCTCTCGTAGCTGCCTGTTTTAATCTTGCCCGTAACCTCTGCCCTGCTGCCTTTGCTTAACCATTTCTGCGCCCATTCCGCAGTACGTCCGAAACACTTAATATTTATAAAATCTGTGTCTTTCCCGTCGTCTACCGCAAGCGTAAAGCGGGTAATAGCTGTGCTGTTATCCTGCCCGCCGTATCTAAGCTCTGGTTCTCTTGTAAGCCGCCCTGTAAGTGATACGTTATTCATGCTTTCTGTTCCCCTCTTCCAGTTTGTCCATCTTTGAAAATATAGCCAGCAATTCCAGTGCTATAATTCCCAGTAAAATATTAGTCATTTTCTACCGCCTCGCTTTCTTCTCTCAATCCCGCTGCCATATTGCTAAACGCCGCTGCTACGTTCTCGCATAATGTCGCCAGTGCTGGCTTTATACTCTGCACCCAGCTGTTAATAGCTGCCGTCAATGTTTCTGCTGCTGTTGGCAATGTTTTATTTATCTGTCTTGCCATTTTTCTTGCAAGCCTGCGCTGTTTTCGCTTGTCCAGCTCTAACGGCGGGTTTACTCCGTGCTTTTTCTTGTAGTTCTTTTTCCACTGTCTGTATTTCATTCCTTGCGCCCCTTTCTCCACATTTTATACGGCAGCAGCCATACTGGCGCTGTTATTGTCAACGCCAGTTTTGCTACACATATCAGCATATATACCGCTATGTCTACTGCTGCCTGTCCAAATTCTTCCACTGCATTTACTATGCCGTCCATATACTCAAACATTTACTACCCCGCTTTCCTGCTTAATCTCAATATTTCTGCCGCCTCGCTGCTTTATAATTGCCTCTACGTGCAAGTATGCAGGCAGCATAACCACGCTGCCTGTTCGTAACTGATATTCTACGCTTTTCCGCATCTTCTCGTATTGCTCTGCCTTGCAAAATGCCGTACAACCCAGAATAATTGTAAATACCTGTGCTTTCTTCTTTTTCCGCTGCCGTCTATTCATGCTCTACCCCGCTTTCTGTGTCCGTTTCGGACACCTTACCCGTATAGTCTGTTACTCTGATACCCAGAATACAGTAGCCCTCTGTAAGCCCTGTATAATCTTCCAGCATATAAATAATATCTGCATCAATCGTGCGCCCTGTATGCTTACCGTCCTTAAATTCCAGCATTTTAAGGCTGTCGCCCTGCTTATAGCCTCTGTCATTTTTCCGCAGCTCAAAGCTCTTTTTCCCGCTTACTACGTCCTCGTAATAAGATGCCACTATTTTTATCTCATGCTGCTTATGTTCTGTATTTCCCTCACTTGGCAGATTCTCCATTTTTTCTACGTCTGCCCGCTCCTGCAATTTCTTCTTTGTCTGGCGGTCTATAGCGTCCTGCTCTTCGCTGTACCGCTGTTCGTCCGTCTTTTCAGCCTCTGCCTTGTTTATGTACTGGTCGCATTTCTGGCACGTTCCCGTTTTTACGTTGCAGTCCTTGTATTTCTGGCAGGAATAGCACAAAGATGTTATGCTTTCTGGGTGCGGTGTTTCGTAATCGTCCCCTGCCTTTTTCTCTGCTACCTTTTCCGCTATTTCCTTTGCCCTCACATTTTCGCCCGCTGCTGCTTTTTCCGCTATTTCTTTCTGCTCGTCCTCGTCCAGCTTTGCTGCCTCGTATGCAGCAGTGATACCTAAATTGCCCTCTTTCAGCTGCTCTTTAATCTCCGGCGTTGCGTTGTTGTTGATTGCGTCCATTCTGGCTACGTTTGTGCTGCTTTCGTTTATCATAGCCGCCACTAAATCACGCATTTTGCCTTGTATCTCTAAGCCGTCCTCTTCCTTGGCTCTGATAAGTGCAGCTTTGGTGCGCTCTACTAATCTGGTTTTTTCATAGGCTGTAAGTTCCTGCGTATATCCGTTGCCCGCCAATAAGCGCAGCTCATACATTGCCTCGCTCATATCCATAAAGCGGTAAAGCACTTTCTCATACTCCTTATGCCCCCGCTCTAAGTTCAAAATATTTGCCGCATTACGTCTGTGTCCGTCGATTATACGGTATTCCCCGTTTACTCTCGCCAATACTGTAGGCTGTTCCTGTCCTACGTGTAAAAAGCTGTCTGCCAGCTCTTCTATGTTCTCTAATCTCTGGTGCGTATTCTCCTGCGCTGCCTTTACCTCGTAAGGGCTTAAATAAATCTCTTTGTATCCGTCCGTCTGTGCCTGCTGCCCTGCTGCTTTCGTCTTTGCGTTCAGAATGTCATTGATACCAAACTTTGCCATATTCTCTACCTCGCTTTCTCAATCCTTTGTTTTTTCTTACACTGTCCCATTACTCCGTTGCACATTTCGCACGTTCTCCAATGCTCGCAAGCGTCGCTTTTCGGGCATTTCTTCCCTGCAAATTTGCTGCCCCAGTTCCAGCACTCCGTACCGCCAGTCCTGCGGCAATGCCAGTAAACACATAATCTCTCTTTATGTGCCACGCTTGCTACCTCGCTTTCCCTGTATACGCTGTTACAAATTTCTTGTACCCCTGCGCCGCTCCGCAGCATGGGCTATACTCATAAATCGGCTTACGCATGAAAGTATTTTCTGCTACTTTCTTGGAATACCGAATAATACCCAAAATATTAAAATCTGTCTTTTGTTCCAGCCACTCTACGCCTGCTGCCTCGCCGTCTGTGTTCTGGTATGACGTAATCAGCACGCCTGCCAGCTTTAATGCTGGGTTAAATACCTTTGCGTCCTCTATCTGCTCTGTCACAATGTCCAGCCCCTCTAAAGCGTCCTCGTCCACCTTTACGGGTACTATTACCTCGTCCGTGATTGCCAGCGCATTTACAACATTAAGCCCAATATCCGGCGGGTTATCAATGATGCAGTAATCATACTTGCCGTATATGGTGCAATCTCCGTAATACTGCATCTTTGCATATACCAGCGCTTTATATCTCTCTATCTGGTTTTCGCTGTCCTCTTTGGTTAAATTCCATGTAGCCCCAAAAAGTGACATATTCGCCGTTACAATGTCGATACCCTCATACTCTGTATGCTGTATCAGCTCGTCTGCGTTTTCCCAGTCCCCAGCCAGTAGCCTTGTAACTGGTGCTACGTTCTCTGCATCATATCTGCTGTACGCCTTGCTTAAGTTTCCCTGCTTATCGTTGTCAATCAGCAGCACCTTATAACCTCGCCTGTAAAGCTCATACGCCATGTTTGCCGCTGTAAAGGTCTTGGCTACGCCACCCTTTAAATTCAAAATGCTTATTGTTTTCATTCTTTGCCTCTCTTTCCTGCGTTCGCCTCTAACGCATGGTTACTGTTTCCTGTTCTTTTGTAAGCTCGTCTGAATGTAATAAATACTGCTCTATCAGCTGCGCTGCTGGCTGCCAGCCGTAGCAGACGGCGGTATAATAGCCCTGCTGCCGCAGATACTCTAACCACTCTTTTTGTTTCTTGGTCGTCGTGTTCTCGCCTGCCTTAAGCTCTATGTAAAGCCCATGATACCCAGCCCTTGCAGCTGGTAGCATAATGTCTGGCACGCCAGCCTTTACGCCCTGCCTCTTAAGCACCGCTGCTGTTGCTTTATCACGTTTGCCGCCGTTTGGCACATGATACATATATTGCAGTTCCGGCATAAGCCCTGTTCTGTATGCAGCCCAGCTAAATAATGCCTCTTGATGCCCGCTTTCGTCGTCCAGTCTAAAGTTTCTCATTTTCTCGCCTCGCTCTCTGCTTAAATTCTACATACTGGCAAATTCTAAAAAGCAGCCCGTCCTTATGCGGCTTGCTGTTCTCTATCGCCAAAAGCGTTATTGTTTCCTCGCTTTGTAGTCCTGCATTTCCCAGTACGTCCCAGCGGCATATATCGTAGTATCTGCACCGTAGGCAGCAGCGCTTACAGTCCTTGCCTTTCTGGAATAACCAGTATTTAATTTTTTCTATCATGTTTTCTGCCCTTTCTGCTGCCGTTGTCTTTCCAGCTCTCCTGCTGCTCAAAAATAGCCGCTGCAATTCTAAACGCCAGATATGCTGCCACAATCAGTGCCAGCAGTCCGGCTATTATCAACACTGCTGCAATGGCAACGCCCTTGATTATCTGCATTTCAACCCCCCCTATCTGTTATTTTTACTAATGTGTATCTTAAATACCCGTAGCCGTAATACTCTGGACTGTGTACCCCCATGCTTACGCTGTTCTTGTCCACGTAATAGCCCTTTATTGCTTTTGGCTCTTTCTTGAAATACTCACGGTCTGAAATTATGTGGTATTCTGGTTCTGGTCTTACTAAATTCTTGCTGCAATTCCAGCGCTTGCCCTGTAATGCTCCGTCAGTACCCTTTTTGTGCGTTCCTGTGTACTTGATTAAATAACTTGCCAGCTCTGCATAGTTGCCGCTATCGTCCAGTGGGAATACCTTAACCCTGTTATGCCCCTCGTATGCCTTATACCAGCAGCGTTGTAAAATCTCTGTATCAATTTTATTTACTACAAGGTGGTGATGCCTCGCACCTTTCTTGCCTATTTCCATAACGTGTATGTATTTGAACTCTAACCCTGCTTTTCTGTACTCCTTTCTGCACTCCCTCAAAAATACGTCTATGTCCTGCCGCATCTGCTCCGGCGTTCTGTCCGGCTCTCCTTTCCTGCGGATATAGTCAAGCACTAAATGGTAGTCCCCATAGCCATAGTTTGCATTTATGAGTATCCTTAACTTTCTCTCTGCCTGTCTGGTGTTTACTTTCTCCTGCTCTTCTTTTGTTGGCTTTACTTTATCCCCTCTGCTGATACCTTTCTTTTTGTACCTGCTGGTAAAGTACCTCTCTATCTCTATCGTATTTCCCGCTTTTGTTACCCTCTCTACGTATGGCATATATCTACCTCTCTGTCGGTTCGTTAATACTTTTATCAAGTGTTAAAACGGGCTGCCTGCCCGTTAAATTTCTTGACTTTGTGCCATACATAGCTTATAATTTTTATAGTATTTCAAAGCTGTATAGCTTAGCGCCTATGGTGTTTCCCCACCGTAGGCGCTTTTATTTTTTCATGTTTCCTGCCGCTCTCTTATGCGGCTTAAGGCATACTCATAAGCCCGTCTGTACGGCTCTCTGCAATCGTAGCCCGTGCAGCTGTATAATTTGCTGCCCTTGCAAAATTCGCAGCTATGCAGCTTTGCGTAATCGCTCGCCGCCCTCTCCTGTCGCTTTTCCTCATATTCCAGATGCCGTTTAATCTGGTTTGCATCTATAACCGCAATTCCCAACATATTTGCTGTATGTATTTCTCTGTCCATTCCCTCTGTTATGCCGTATTTCACACCAGCAATAACAAAATCGCAGCCTTTCAGCAGCGCAAGCCCCGCAGCCATGCCCCTTGCCCGCTCTTCCGGCTTTTTATCGTCCATGCACTGCGTCATATATAAATGCGGCGTAATGGGTGCTAAGCCCGCCTCTAACGCCTGCCGTGTCAGCTGCTGCGCATAATCTATGTTTCTGTCCAGCTCTGCGCCGTCTTTCGCCCTGTATGGGCTGCATATATAAACCTTTCTCATGCCTTTTTACCCGCTTTCTGTTGTGCCTCTGCCCGTGCCTGTTCATTTCCTGCCAGATATGCTGCTAAGCACATCAGCTCGTCTGCTCCCTTTTGGTCTATAAAATTACAATCAACGCAGCATTTACAGTACCCCGTAATCTGTAAATATCTGTCGTATACTTCCTGTGGTGTCTGGCACTGCTTTAAGCTGTCCACCATGCCTGCAAGCTGCTGTATTGCCTTTATGCCTGCCTCGCCGCCCTTTCCGTGTATCCCTACTGTAATCTGCCGCATTTTTGTTGCGCCGTCTGCTCCTAAAATTGTTTTACTCTTCATTCTGTGCCTCGCTTTCTTCCTTAAACCCAGCCAAAAGCATAGTCATTGCATCTATCGCTGTATCAAAATGTTTTCCCAGCTCTGCTGCGTCAATAAGCCCCTGCTTTGTGTTTCTTCCGTTCCCTTTCATTACTTGCATTTGCAAAATAGGTTTTAACTGGCTAAGCCCAGCTATGCTGTTCTCTAACTCTTCCTCACTCACGCAGATTTTTACATAGCCCTTGCCGATATGTTCAACACTCATTTTCTGCCTCTTCCTTTCTTCTAATCAGCCGTACCGATACCTCATAAGCTGTGCGCTGTTCTCTTTCTCCTGTGGCTGTATCAAGCACCTTTTCATACTGGCGGCTCTGATACCGTCCCAGCAGCTCTACAGTGTCGCCCTGCTGCCACTGCGCCGCCTCGTCTGCCTGTTCCTGCCAGCAGATGCACGGTAAAAAGCAGCTGCCGCCTGTAAGCTCATTTCTTACCTTTACCGTAATATCAGTAATGCGCTTGCCTCTCGGTGTTTCTCTGTATGTTGGCTTATTCGCTATAACGCCTCTTACTGCTGCCTCGTCCTGCTCTACTGCCTTTTCCGATACCGCCACAAAATCTGCCAGAATATATACCAGCAGTCTACCGCTCTGGAAGTCCTTAAGCGTCTGCACCTTACCTGTCAGTAAAAGCCTGCTGCCCTCTACAAATTCCTGCATAACGTCAAATTCTATGCCGTTGCAAGCCCTGTATGGTACGTCCTCTGCAAATACTACCGTTACCTCGTCCGGCACGCCGCTTGGTCTTACCGTTTCCAGCTTTGCCATATAGCCGCAAAACGGCAGCCCGCATAGCTGCTTAATTTCCTTAATCTGTGTAAGCGTTCCTACCAGTCCCGCTGCATTTCCTTTGATACCGCCACCTGTAAGCTCGTCCATGATTGCAGTATCTAAATCCCGTAAAAAATCCGGCTTTTTCTTTGTCATACTTCCTGCCCTTTCCTTTCTTATATGTAAATGGTGTAGTAAAGCGACATCTGCAAATCACTAAACTTATACTGTGCTGTCTGGTCTGGCTCTAATGGTTTCAAAAGCCCCAGCTCTTTCCAGCGTCTGTGCGTTATCTCCGGCACTGCTCTAAACTTCTTTACCTCATGCCCGCTGTATTTTCGGTATTCCTCGCTTATCTCATGGTCTGCAAACGGTTTGAACGCTGCCAGATACCCTACGTAAACCTCTGCTTTGCCCTCGATAATGCGCAGGCGGTCTGAACTCTCCAGCGTGCCTATAAATTCCTTTACTGTCACTGTCTGCCTCTCCTACTTCTCTGGCATTTCGTACAGCCTCGGTATTACTGCTGCAAACGGCTGTACGTCCATGCCGCCCCTTATTACGGCTGCACCGCCAGCCGTAAACAGATAGCTTACGCACGCTTTCTGTATCTCGTCCAGCACCTCTAAGCAGCGCTCTTTTGTGGCATACTCTCCAATTTCTTCTAAACACCCGTCACTTATGCAAATTACGTGGCGCTTTTTGTCTGCCTCTGCGCCGCCTCTCTTTTTCTTTATGTCCTCGTACTCTCCATACTCTACGCAGGCGTAATTACCGCCCAGTCTATACAGCTTTTCTTTATTCTGGCTGCGTATATATACCTCGCTCATTGCCTTTATCTCCTTGCCTCTAAGTTTTCCATTTCAGAAATGCAGTTTGACGGTATCAGTTCATAAGCTGCCGCCTCTATTTCTGTAAGCGCCTCTTTGTACTCAATGTATCCCCACGCCTGCCGTGCTATCTCTGGTACGTTCTGCCGTTCCTCAAAATTTTCTATATGCAAAATCTCGTTTCCCTGCGGCTTTGGAAATGTTCCCAGCGATAACGGGCGTAAAGGGCTGTAATATCTGTGGCTCATTCTCCCGCCCCGCTTTCCTCTTTATGTTCTTGGTAGCCCTCTAAATAGCCTAATGCCTCTACGTCAATTTCCTTGCCGTCCTTACCGTCGCTGTTTATCCGAATTTTGCCGTAGTAGGAATAAATGCAGCAGCCGTCATAGTCGTATACTCTTATACTGCCCTCTGTGGCTACCTCTGGTGTTTCAATAACCAGCGGCTCTGCCTGCTGCATCTGCGCTGCTACCCGTTCGTCTGTTACTGGCTCGCTGTTCTTTCCTCTGTACCAGATAGCCAGCATAAACAAAATGATTGCCAGCACGCCTGCCGCTATAACGGCTGCGCACTGTATCAGTTTCTTAACTGCCTGTCGTTTTCGTTTTCTCATTTCCCGCCTCGCTTTCCTCTATCATTGCAGCCCTGCTACGCCGTTCTATCCCCGTAGCCATAAACGCTATTTTCATATCTCTTTCGTTAAATTCGTCGTAGTCTCCTACTGGTGCATCTTCTGGGAAAATCTTCTGTGCCTGTATGAAAGCGTCCATAAATGTACTTAATTCCTCATAAAATACGTTTCTGTAAAATTCAAACTCTAACTCTATTTCGATTTTCTGCGCTTTCGTGCAATATATGCCGATTTTCTGCCGCTGTCCGTATGGCTTGTATGCTGTTCTGTCAGATTTAGCACCCATGACCTTATACATACACTGCCGCAGCAGTTTTATTTCGTGCTTTCCGTTGTAGGAAAATATCGTATATTCATACTCTTCCTTTTGCAGTTCGTCTAAGGAATTTATACCGTTATCCTTAAGCAGCTTTGCAAGTTTCTTTTGTGCTGTCGTTTTCTCGCCGCCTACGCCACGCTCTGCCAGTGCTTGCAACTTTTTAATACGCTGTATTGTTTTTTCGTCCATGTATTGCCCTCTCTTCTGTAGCAAAATAGTAGTTGTCTACTATCAGCATTTTTTTACTGAAAAGGCACATAAGCCCCAGCGGTACGGTAATAACCGCTATTGTTATGTCGCCCTCTGTCGCCCATGTTGCCAGCACGGTAACTGCCAGCATTGCAAGCCCGTAGGCTTTCTGCTTAATGAAATACCAGCGGCGGGCTTTCTTTGCCTGCTCCCGCTGCCGCCTCTGCTCTTTTTTCTTTCGCATATCTGCTATGGCATCTGCATAGCCTCTCTGGTATGCGTCCTCTACTATCAATGCCTCTGCTGCCATTCTCTGCCTCTCTTCCTTTCGGCGGCGCTCTCTGTCTTTCCATGTGTGCCGCTCTCCTGTTCTGGCGTTTGGTTTTACCGTGCGGGCTGCTTTTCGCATTAAAAAGCAGCTGAAAACCTGTTGACTGTCCACATACTTTCTGGCTGGTATGACCGCCGCTATTTTTCCACGGTATACAGATTGCAGCTATTAGCCTGCTGCCCTCTGCCGCAGGCTCGCCATGCCTGCTACACAATGCGCCGTGTGGGACTTGAACCCACGACTTGCCGCTTATGAGGCGGCTGCTCTAACCAACTGAACTAACGGCACTGGTGGCGACTGCTGCCGCCTACTCATTAAATAAAAAGCCTTTTTCTATTAAAAACCTTATCCAGTCGCAGCCCGTTACGTCGTCCCGCTCAATGAATTTGTAAAAGCTCTCTGCGTCCTCTATTCCGTATTTCTTCAAAATGTTTCTTGCGTTCTTTACTGCTGGCGTAGTAAAAACATTCTCTGCGTAAAATGTAGCCTCTATAGTCCCGTAGCTGTTCTTTCCTGCTGGTGTTCTCATTTCCACTACGACTACATTCTTTTTGCTTTTTCTTCCTACGCCCTTTCTTATTACTACTGCCTCACTGAATAACCAGCCATTCCAGCCGCTACGCATAGGTGCAAACTGTGTGCGTGGCACTTCTACTAAGTCGCCTGCCTGCAATTTATTAAAATCTACTTTTTTCATGTGTCTTACCTCTCTTTTGTTATTCTTGTTTATAACGCCTGCTGCCCTGCTGCCGCCGTGTAGGTTTTCAGTGTGGCGTTGCAGCGTTTGAACTCCCTATAAATTGTGTCCCTATGCGTTCCCAGTGCCTCTGCAATATCACTTACACTGCTGCCCTGCTTACTCATAGCCTCTATGGTCTGCCTGTCCTCGTAATGCAGACGCTTGTACTTTCGTTTCGCCATGTTCTATGCTCCTTTCCGTCCTCATTTGCTTTTATGGTAAAAAAATAAGCGTGTCAGAGTTTTTACGCTCTGCACGCTCTTCTTTTCTGCTGTTTCCTATAAAAAAAGAAAATCGGCAGAGGCTTTATAACCTCTTGTCGATTTTCATTCTAAAACTTATCATTTCATATATTCCGGATTTTCGTTTGTGTCTCATGGACAGCGGTGCTTCTCAGCCCTGTCTCACGCGACAGCTTGTATAATATAGCACAGTGGAAGCGGAATTGTCAATATTGTTTTTAATATTTATTTAATTTAGACAACTTCGACAATTCAGTTCCACTTACTATCTTATTTCTTATCTATATAGTTAGATTTTTGTTGACCACTCCTGACAATTCCACACATCTGTCACGATATCCTGATAAAACTCCGGTTCATGACAAATCAGAAGAATCGTTCCCTTATATTCCCGAAGCGCCCTTTTCA